AAATAGCTATTTTCATTTATATTAAATAATATTTAATTTTTAAATATTATTTGAAATTTAAATATGTTTAACAATTCTTATTTTTTCTTTTAATTATATTTATTGTACTTTTATTTCTTACGTCTCTTATCTTATTTCTTATATAACTATATAATTCTGATTCTTTTTCTACTCCACCTACACTGTTATTTAATTTACCTTGTTTAATTTCATTTTTCTTAGTAATATCTATTTCTTGTGATTGTGTTTTATAAGGAATTGTTTTTATACCTAATCCAACTTTCGCTATACTTTGTAACTTAAATAATTCATTATTAACATATACATTTATAGTTGGTATTTCTTTTGTTAATGATAATGTTTCAATATTATTTTGTATTATTTTAATATTATCAACTATAGCGATTGGGTCTATATCAGTAAAAATAATAGAGTTATTATTATTAGGTTGTTTATTTATTGATTCATCTAATATGGAAAATTCATCAATATCAACAATTCTATTTGTTATTATTATATTATTTGATAACAAATTAATAGTATTTGAAAAAAATGTACTATAATTATTAACAATATAATCAACTTCAGTTTGTAATAATTGTGTAAAAATTAATTCATCTATTACCGCTATATTATTTATTATTGTATTCATTAAAGTATTTGAATCAACTATATACATATTATTATATAAACCATATCTTGTAAAAGTATATATATTGGTTGTTACTACTAAATTAGGTGTTAATAATGATTCAGGAAATGAATTTAATGCTACATAATTTATAATATCTGCATTAATTTTAGCACGATATGTTGCTGTACCATTTGGATAAATATTATTTACGTTCAATAAATTATGTTTTATTCTATCATAAAAATATTTATTTATATTTTCTATATTTGTTGTATTCAATGTTGTATTTAATTCATTTAGTTTTATTTTTAAAGCATTATAGATATCTCCCCTTGTATTAACAATATCTATTGATACATTAAAATCAAAAATTATATCTATTGAGTAACCTTCTGATTCACTTATATATACTTGAAATCCGTAATCAAATAATGTTATACCATATGCTAAACCATCAGGGTTAATCATATTAACATCTACTTCTACACCACTTACATCTATTTTTGTTGTATTGTCACTATTATTTGTTTTTAAAAAATAAATATATGCTTCTTTATAAACATTTTTTATATATGTTAAATCATTATCTGATATATCTGTTATAGATACATTTTTTATATTTGTTTTAAATAATAATGATGAACGTACAATACTACACTCAGTTTCTACATTTGTTTTTACATTTTCTAATAATTCTGTTTTTGAATTAACAATTGTGTTATTTATTTTATTTTTAATGTTGTCATTTATAATACGCTCTATACAAACATTTATTTCTGTTTTATCTTGTAGTGGTAATAAACTAATGTTAACATTATTTATATTTAAATTATTGCTTATATCTACATCCTGAATTAATTTTTCATAATACACATCTTTAAATGATTTAATTATAATTTCTTTTCTTATTGGTGTTAATTCAGAAAAATTTATATTTATTTCATTTTTATGTTCTATTTTAGTATATATATTTTTAATAGTATTCGTTATTTCATTTCTAATATAATCATGTATTATACCATTTTCATTATTTTCTCTTATTAAATTTTGTAACCTCGTTAATTCATTATTATTTTCAACTAATATTTCATTATTTACATTTTTTATAACTATACTTAGATCTATACTATTATTACTATCCACTATATTTGTTGATATATCAGTTATTAATACAGATTCATTACCAAGATTATTAATTAATTTATAATAAGATGTACTATAAGACTGTTTTAATAAATTTAACATTCTCGCACTATAAGAATCATAAGGAATATTTAAAGTAAGATTTGATATATTTAATTTAAACTGTACATCTTCCAATAAATCTGTTAATAATCTATTTATATTATTATTTATCAAATTTAATATCTCTCCATTTTTATTCCTTTGTTCTATTTTAGATATAACTGATCTAACTACTGGTTGTATTTCTATATTAATTATACTAATATTTACAAATGTTTTTGTATTTGTTCCTGATAAAGTAACTATAATATTATTATTTGTATTTATATATCCATATGAATTTTCATCTTCAAATATATTTTTATATGATTCAAGAAAAGAATTAATATAAATATTTTTTTCATAATAATACATTGTATTGTAAGGAATAGGAATATTATGTATTAATCTAACCTCAAATCTATCCTTTATTCTTAGATAATAATTTTCAATATTTATTTCTTCTTCATCACCTATAGAATTTATCTTTGTAAACGAAAAATTGTTATTAAAACTATTATTATTTATAATATTTATTATTTCTGTATTATTACTTATATCATATATTCCTGATGATATTTTTTGTAATAATTTATTTTTAATATTATTTAATAATAATGTGTTTCTAACATTTATTAAATTAGATTCATTAAAAATATCATTTATAGATACATTTATTTTTAAAGACATATATAATTTATTTATATAAAATTAATATTGATATAATGTTTCACAAACTATTCCAAATGACCAATCACAACCATTTAAATTTACAGTAAACCCTTTATCATTTAATAAACGTATTCTAAACTTTGATATTGTAACTGGACCAAAGTATTTTCTTTCATTTACTTGCAAATGACCACCGGATTCTATATATGAGTCTCCTATAGGCATATTATTATGTTTTATAGGTATTAATGCTAAAATATCAGTATTTATCGGTGGTATTAACTTATCGTTTGTTTTAAAAATAGTTCTATTTTTATTTATCTCATTTATAGAATACATTTGATTTAAAGTTAATTTACGCGGATATTCAGGTAATACTTGAAATAATCCTGCACTGTCTATATTATAAGATAAATCACGATTAAAATATCCTGGTAGTTTTAATTTATTATCTTCACTATCTATAACATTTATTAATCCAGTATTAATATGATTTTGTTTAAAATCATCTAATTGTAATAGAACATATTTTGTTCCATATAAGTCACATAATCCTTCTGATATAATACTATTCCCTATTTCTACTTCATAATCAGCTTTTTTAAAACCCATCAACCATCCTAAACTATGATTTTTTTTCATTATTGCATTACGCGAAGTATTATAAAAATATAATTTTATTATATTACCACTAGTATTTTCTATTGTTATTTTTCCATTGTTTGAATTATATGATAATAATAATTTACTATTTACTTTTGTATTAATATGATTAACTAATTCTTTTTGTGTATAATTTCCTGGATCTATTAATACTTCTTCGTCACCAATCCAAAATATATTTGTACCATATATACTATCTATTGTATACCATGAATATGGTATCTGTATAGAATACATTTTTAGTGATAATACATTTACAAGAGGTTCTGATAAATCTATTGTATAATCCCCTGCATTATCTTGTAACAATACATTTTGTCTATATTGACTATCTATGTTTATTATTCGTGTAATTGTATGTTGTTTTGTAGGATTTACAATACCTTTAGCTACAGATACCTCTATATTTGATTTTGTATCACTCTCTTTGTTTTCAATAATATCACGATTATCAGTATCTATTAATTTAGTTTCATCATTTTCATCAATATTCCACATATTTATCTCTTCCTTTTCTGGTTCATCATATTCATCTTCATATTCATCTACTACATTTAAATTATTTTCACCTTCCTCTAAATCTATAACATCATCTTCGTCTGTTATATTTTCTTCAATATAACTTAATACACGTGTTTTTACATTAGAAAAAAAAGTAACCAAATCATTTTTTTCTTCTTTTTTAAATTGATTAATATAATTATCACATTGTTGTTTAGTTTCATTCAATGTAATATTGTTTATATCAATTTCTAATATCTCTAATAATTCTTTTGCCGAATAATTATTTACATTTAAATCAATTGATGTCATATTTATTATATATTTACATTTATATTTATATTTATATTTATTCCAAATTAAAATGTTTTTTAAACATTTCATCAAAGAATATATTTAAATCAAGTATCTTTTTACATTTTTTTATAATTTCAACAGGTACTAATTGTATACCTTGTCCTCTTTTTAAATGTGATTTACCTGTAAAACATATTATTTCAAAAAATTTTATTATATCTTTCTCATAATTATTAAATTTTTCTTTATCTATCCGTAAATTACCATTATATGTATATCTGTTATAATTTCTATCACTATAAATATTATTTTTATGTAATCCTCGTATTCTATTTTTAATTCTTCCAATACCCATTATTTTATTTGTTGAATTATTCATTTCCAATACATATAATACTTTATTAATAACTATATTTGGATTAATTTTAGTTGGACATGTATATAAACATCCATCTATATTATTATCTTTTCGATATTTATTATTTTCATCCCAAGTTTCATTATTAAATCTTGTTACCGTTATACAACTCATCTTTAATAATTAATTTATAATTTTAAATAAATCAATTTTATATTATTCATACGAATAATATAAAAACATTTAAATAATTCATAAGATTTTTCTCTCTTTAATCTACATTTAATATTTTTTTAATCATCACAAAATGTTTTATATATTTTTTTATTTTTTGATGTTATACTTATTATTTCAATTATATCAAGAGAGAAAAATTTAAATAATTCACTATCTACAATATTAATAGGAAAATTAGGTATTTTACATATATCTGGTATTAGTTCAAATATATATTTTTCCAAATACATCATCCTGTATTTTGTACATTCAAATAAATATCTTGCAAAAATAGTAGAAAAAAACTTTTGAAGTATTTTTAATTCTTCAGGTGTTTTTTCAAAAATAACATAGTTATCGCGTGTTGACAAACCATATTTTCCTTTTTCATCGTAATAAGGAAAACCATACATTTTATGTGCAAATATAAGTTTTCTCAATCCATAATATTGTAAAGGTTTATCACTGTAATTAAAATATAATTGTCCACGATTATTA